CGAGGTGGTCACGGAATCCAGTGAGCGGAAGCCACGGACCTTTTCCTTGTAGAGAACGGGGTTTTTGGTATCGACCCACACACCATCGACCTGCACCTGCTTGATGGTGTGGGTGACGGCAACCTGAAGTTCCTCCTGCAGCCAGTCGTCCGTGTCGAGGTCCGCCAGTTCCTCAGCGCTGGTGCCCAGAGCCTTGGCAAGCGCCAGCAGGTCATACGGCGGGGTGGGCTTGCCGGTCTTCTTGTCCGTGCCCTCGAAGGCGTTGATGTCTGCGAACAGGCGGCGGTTGCCCTGCTTGGAGCCATCGGGGGCTTCCTCGCCGTCCACGATGCGGAACTGGAACTTCAGGCGCAGCTTGCCCTTGTTGGCCCCGTTCTTCACCTCATCGTTGGTGATGGCGTAGATGCTGACGGTGTAGGTGCCTACCGGAACCGGCTCGAACTCGCGTCCTGACGAATCTACGGTTTCCTGGTCCACATTGAGTGAGAGACGTGCCATGGTGGTTACTTCCTTCTTGTTTGGTGTGTATGTGTTGTGTTGGAGAAACTTACAGACTTAGTAAGCGATAGTGAAAAGCTTAGCACTACGATTCGGTTGCGTCACTGGTCAATTGCTCATAAATTTCACCCATCGTGGATAACTCCGTGTAGAGCGCAGCATGCTTGGCGATAGTGGACGGCTTCTTAGGTTTGTATCTGGCGAGGTGCTGGAGTTGCCTGCAGATTCGGCACCACTTACTGCCTGCCTTACTGGGGAGTGAGTTCTCCTCCGTGTACTCGTGCCCGCTCGGACAGTGAGTAACTGGCTTCGAGCCCCAAGGTGGTAGACCGCGAGCAAGATTTTCCTCATTGGTCACCACCTCCAGGTGTTCGATATTCACACAAGCGTGGTTCCGGCAAAGGTGGTCAATGACCATGCCTTCGGGTATCTCCCCTACGAAGTGGGTGTACATCAGGCGATGAGCCATCCAGTTCTTACCCTCGTACCCCGCAGTTCCATAGCCTTTGGCGTTTAGGGTGCCGATCCACTCGATGCAACCGTTATCACCCGGAACGGTGTACCTAGCCAGCTTGTCCTCGATGGTCAGGGCGTAAATGCCCTGCCCCCGGCTACCCCGTAAGCTGCTCAAAGATGGTCCTCATGTCGGGGTTGATAATCTGGAAGTCCAGCGTCCCGAAACGGTCCCCGGCCAGAATCTTGCCGTCCTGCCCGGTCTGGAGGACGCGGAAGTTCTCTTTGGTCTTCTTGTCCTGAGCCACCGCGAGGTAGGCGATGATGTCCACGATTTTGGGGACTTCCCCGAGGCTGCCCTTGCCCAGCAGGTACGGCTGGATACGGCTGGCTCCGGTGTTCTCATCCCGGAGTTCTTCGGAGTGGGTGATGAAAATAGCGTTGACCGGGGAGCGGTGCATCAGCTTGACCACGCCGATGGTGTTGTCCTTGATGGTGCCCCAGTCCTGAATCCGCATTTCCTTGGTGCCATCTGCTGTGATGTGGGCCTTCATGTGTTCCTGAAGTTCCCCGAGGGTGTCCACGATCATGGTCCGGTACTTGGTCTTGCCCTCGGCCACAGCTTCGATGATGCCAGCGGCCTGAACCCAGTTCTCTGGCTCGATCACGTCCATGTCCGGGTAATCCCGTGCCAGCACACTGGACCCGTCTTCAAGGGCCAACAGGAGGACCGGGGAGAGTGCTTCCACCTCGTTGGCCGTGCCAGCCAGCAGGGTCTTGCCCGACTTGGGCAGGCCAGCCAGCAGGAGGCTGAAGGTGGTGTCAGCCTTACGGGGCTTGGTGATGTTGCAGATGGTAGACAGGTCGAAAAGATCCTTGGTGGGGGCAGGCTTCTTGGCTACCCTGGTCTTGGGCTTGGCAGCCACAGCGGCCTCAGCCTGCGCTGCCAGTGCGGCCAGAGCCGCGTCCACGTCTTCTTCTGTTGTGATGCTCATTTCGATGCCTCCAGTTCAGCCAGTACGGTGTCTACGGCGAATTCGATCACGAGGGCAGACAGGCCCCCGTCACGGACGGGTGGGACATGGACGATGCCCCGTCTGTCCGTCTCGGTGTTGGCTGCGTGCTCCGGCCAGCCATCGCGGACTTTCTGAATGAGTTCCTGTCGTGTGGTCATGGTGTTCTCCTAGTTGGTTGCGAGGTTGTAGCTGGTCAAATCTCCACGGCCCGGTCCACGGGGGCCGCAGGTGTAACAGGTGATTTCGTCAGGCTTGGCCGGGTTGGAGGTTTCGCTCGGGATGTCATCGAGCTGGCCAGCAACCGTGTACTCCCAGATGCTGATAGCTCGGGCCACAGCCCCCTCGAACAGGGCCGGGTTCACGTCTTCCTCCCAGAGGATCACGTCGCGGATGTCGTTGGTGTGCCGAGGCATGAACGCCAGCACACACTTCTCGATGTCGTAGCCCCGCTGAATCCAGCCCTGTGCATAAATCTGTTGCTGGACCCGGTACTGCATGGACGGCATGTGCTGGTAGGCGTTCAGCTCCTCACCACGCTTGGTGGCCATGCGTGCCTTGGCTAGGGCCATCTGCACCTTGTCGTAGCTCCACGCTCCGGGGAACTTGAAGTCGAACGTCCGGCCCCAGTCAGGAACCATCAGGTCACAGCTGCCACCGATGGAGCCATAGCCGGGAATCTCGAAGATGTCTTTGAGCTTGGTTTCCCGGAAGACCTCAACCCCGAGGTCCAGATTGTGCTCCAGGTAGTAGTGGAGCCCTGTGCCCAACCATGCCGCGTAGCCGAATTTCTCGGCCTCCCTGTTGGGCATGTCGCACAGCTTGGCTGCCATGTCGTAACCAAGGCAGTAGCTACACCCGCCCACGGACGACGGGCCGATCTTTACCTGCCTGTCACGGTCTGACGGCTTGGCAATGGCCTTGATGAACAGGTTCTGAACCTGCTGCATGGACGGGATTTCCAGTGTGGTGGTCATCGCCTTGCACCTCCCACCTTGAATGACACTTGCTTGCCGTGGACCTTCACCCGGCAGAGTCCCCGGTGATTCGGGGGCCGCTGGCAGATGTCTGCCGTCCCTGGGTAGCTGTTTGCGCAGTACCCTGTGATGTCGGGCCACTCCATCACGTCACCATCCGAGTCATACCCACGGTGGTAGAGGTGCTGCCCTGCCTGCGTGCAGGTGTAGGTGTTGCCTGTCCAACTGCCGATGAACGTCTCTCCACATTTCATGCTGCTCGGCGCTCCTCTCGTTCGTTGCGGCGTCTGCGGATTACATCCCGTTCTGAGGGTGTGGTTCCGGCGAGAACACCATGCTGGTCCCCTGTGTCCAAGGCGAACTCCAGGCAGTCAGCGATCAGCTTGCACTTGCGGCAAATTGACTTGGCCTGCCTGACCTGAAACTGGTGCTCATCCCCGTAGCTCTTGGGGAAGAACAGTTCCGGGTCACCGATCTGGACGCAGGGGGGTGGTTCGTCTGCGATCTTCTGGAGGAACGCCTTGGACTTACTCATGCCGTTACGCTCGCCAGTGCCTTGACCTCGGTCACAAGCTCATCGAGCTGTTCCACGGTCGTGACCTTGGACCTGTGTGCCAGTGCGCGGTTGTGCGTGTTATTGAACACCCAGACCTGTACACCGGGGAACTCAGTGTCAAAGTCAAGGATTAGCTGGAGGTCGGCATTCAGTGGCTGCATGAGCGGGGCCAACTTGGCATGGGCGTACCCGGTCAGCATGAAGATGTTGCTGGGGTTCATGGCTTCACCAGTTCCAGGAGGAGTTCAGCGTTGTTGACCCGGAACATGGCCGAGAGGTGCAGGGTCTCGAACTCGGAGCCATGGTAGATGTTTACTGCCATGCCGTAGTCCTCAGCCGTCCAGTTGTACGGCTTCTTGGCTTGGAGGATGCCCACATACTCTGCGAAATCCTCTTGCAGCGCGGCTGCCTCGTTGTTAGCCTCGATGCCGATCTTGGCCAGCTCCATCTCGAAGCCCTCGGCGTGGGACTGGTAGGAGTTCCATTCGTCCTCGGACATGTTGTCCATTGCCGGTGCGGCTTCCTCGTGGCCGAGCTTGTCAGCGCGGAAGATGACCCACGCGGATTCTTTGGTGATGCTCACTGTGTGCTCCTTGTTTACTGTGGTGAGGTTGAAATGAACGATATGACCAAGCGGTGCCGAAAAGTTTTACTGGTCGTGCCCGTAGAGCTTGTCCCAGTCGATGTCGCAAGTGCAGCCAACCTCGGCCCCCTTGCAAGCCCAGCAGCCTTCACAGGTACAGGGGTCATCCGGCCCATGTGGGACCACGTACTCGGTCACGCCTGCTCCTTGTCGATGGAGAGCTTCAGGGTCATGCCGGAGACCTTCTGGAACTGTTCGTACTGCTCGGGGCTGACCTTGGCCTTGACCAGAGCCGAGTCCAGGGTGACCTTCTCGCACTCTTTCTGGAGCTTCTTGGTCATGAGGGTGCGGGCGAGGGTTTCATCGAACCGCTTGGTGGGGAAGATGGTGGTGCGGACGATGCCCACAGCCTTGGTGTCGGAGTCCAGCATGTTGTTC